GCCGTGAATCCTTCAATGCGGATGGTGGGCAGGTATTGGCGGATGCTGCACCGCGTAGGAATAGGGAACCCATCGCCCGCAACCCATTGCTCGGTTATACCAAAGTCCACCGATACCCGCGTAATGCCGGTCAAGGCAACGTTGCCTACCGTCCAAGGGCCAATGGTGAACCGCTGATCATCGTCCGGGTCAAAGGTGGGAAGCGCGGCGTTGTCTGCAATCGTGAAAGGTAGCGTTGTGCCGTTGCTCGATATCGGCAGGATATCCGCCTGTATCACCGCATCCTCTTCTTGCCCGCACGAAACGTTTCGGCAAATCATCATGCCCGCAGGGACAGCAAAGGAACGGTGCGTGCTGCCGCTGGCATACACGCCGCCCGTTACGCGCTCTGCCATGTACTGGGTATAGCCGCTTGTCCAGCTTGCAAGATTCTGGTACGGGTTGGCAGACACACCCTTATCCAGCACCGCCGCCACTTGCCGCGAGGTGAACCCGAACATCGGCTGGGCTTTCTTCACGCTCGCATACGTTGCCGTGGCAAGGTTAGCAGGGTCACGGTTAGTCTCAATGCCCATCATTACCTTTTGGGCGGTAACGTCCGAAATCACCACATCATCCAGCTTCACCATATGTCCAGTAAAGATGCTCATGTCTGAATCCTTCTATGCTATTCGCTTGCGCGTTTCTGTGTTTGTCGCGTTAATCATCTTCGCAAAGTGGTTTGCAGCCACCACGCCCAAGTAGCGCGTTTCTTCCGAGTTCACAAATTCCAGTTCTTCGCGCATCCGCATACGCGGCCCCATCCACTTCACCACCGTTACACCTCCCGTTCCCTTTATTGGCCGATAGCTGCCGAAATAATTCAGCTTGGGGACGCGCATGTAAATGCTGGCACCGCTTGAAGTGCCGCGTATGTCTTGCTTTTCCGATTGCCGTAAAGAATCGCCGCTGTCAAACAAGGGTTTGCTATGACCCTTCTTTTTAGTCGTGTAGGCTGCACGCCGCTTGTAAATGTTGTATCTCGAAAACGCCGCTTCCGTAAAGTGAAGCGGGCGGTAAACCTTGTGCCAATGCTCCGCCACCGCACGCCATGCGCCCTTAGCCCACGCCGGATACATACGCTTGTACCCTTTGGGCATCGCGCCTTTTTCGGCAATGACTATCTGGTAGCGAACGGCCATTGCTATGCGTCCCCTACGCCCATCAATTCACACCAAAAGCCCCACCGCAAATCAAACGTTCCAACGGCATCGCTTGCCGTTACGCGCTCTAACTCTTCATCATCAAATTCCGGCCCTATCATTTCCTCAACCGTGCGGAATTGCACATAGCTAGGGTCAAGGGCCAGCGTCATAAACTCTTCTTTGATTGCGCGGATGGATTCCATGAATTCGGTTAACATTTCCGTCATGTTGCCCGCGCTCGTTAGCGTGCCGTGGAATACCAGATACACGCGGCCCGTGGGCCATGTGTTCCAATGCGTCCAGCCTTGCCGCTCTATACGAATGCCTTCGCTCTGCAAGATGCAGCCATTGGCCGTGAATTCATCCTTGTGCGCACACTCAACCCATACCCGCGCCAATGCAGCCGCAGCCGGGTCTACTTCACCATCCATGCCCGTCCATTCCTGAAAGGCTTCGCACTCGCTAACCATTTCAGCAACCCGGTTCATTAGTGTAAGTTCGGGACTCACCGGCCCATTCTCCTAGCCACCTGCATTTCACGTAGCTTTATCGTTACCCGCCACAACCCGCCGCCCGTGGTATTCGCCTGCATAACGGTATAGGTATTGCCGCCATACTCAACGCGCCAACCTTTTTGGGGTAGCCCACCCGCCACAGCATCGGGCAACATGTCCACCGTGAGGCTCTGCGTATAGTCAACCGTCTCGCTCGCCTTGTCAGTCATTGTGGGCATTTCTAGCACCATTCCAACGCCGCTAATCGTCTGGTTGGAAAGGTTCACCCAAGAAAGCGTTTCACCGAATACGGATACCAAATCCTCACCGGCAATCACTTGGAATTCGTCGCTAAAATTGCTCACTGAAATATCCCGTTGTTACAGTGGCGGGCGACACCCTTATCAGCATCGCCCGCCACCATCAACAATCAATCACCGCCTAGTAGCGGCCAAAGTGAACCCATACGCGGACAGCACCCGCAGGCGAGCCACCCGCCGTGGCCTGAACCACCTTGACATACGCACCCTTGCCAGCGGGCAATTGCTTGCCCGTGGTAGCGCGCAACTGCACGCCCACGGCATCGGGGGTCGTATTCGTGGTGGTAATGCGGGACAACTCGTTGTCATCCTCGTCGAAGAGACCAAGGATAAGCTGATCTTCCGAGGAGCCTACGGGCTGTTCGGTGACCGTGCCGAAAAACAGCACATGGCTACCATTGACGTTATCCTCTGCGGCAATAACGTCATGCTCGGTAGCATCCGCATGGTCGAGGGTAATTCCGCGAGTGTGGCGCACAACAGGGTTGCGGCCCGCGAAACCTTCCACCATTGCCACAGACACCACAAGCTCGCCGGAAACCTTCGCGGCAACCGCACGGCCAATGTAGAAATCATCTACGCCGGTCGAAGTCGCTACGGCGGTAGACGCGCTGGCATCCCAGTAGATTTCGCTGCCTTGGCTGAAGGTAGTACCCGTCAACGCGGTAACGTCAATCTCGCCCTCAGTGACAAGCTCGATGATGTCACCGATAGCGCAGGTCTGCGAACCCGTGAAAACGCCTACGCGCCCATCGGGCAGGCTAACAATATCGCCGGGGGCCACGGCTGCCGTGGCGGTAATCCGCACGCGCCCCACTTCATTCTTCACAATCGCTTGCATCGTATTCGCCTTTCATGCCCCAGTAGGGGCTTAGTTTCAACCTTTACCACATCAACGACACAGCAACCTATGCTGCGCCGGTAGCCTTCAACACGCCGCGCCAGTCGAGAGCCTTGCAGCCAATCGTGTGCTGGATATCGTACCCAACGCCGAAACGGCCAACGGGAAGGGCCATCTTGCGCATCAACGGGCGACGATTACGCCCGCGCAGGTAGCCCACTTCGATGGTCGGGGTAGTCGTCGGGTTGGCGAACAGGAAGTAATTCGTTGCCGTGCCAGCGTAAGCCGTGCCGGTTTCGGGGTGAATCACGCCGTTTACGCCCACGCGATCATCCGCATGAATCTGGATACCAGCCGTGGCAAGCGGGTTAAACGTGCCGTTCTCGCTGGCGTTGTTGCGTTCAGCGGAGGTCAACAGAATCTGCGCAAGGAACTTCAAATCGTGAGGCACCACAAGGTGGGCAGCACGGATATTGAGGGGAATCTTTTGCTTCCCTTCCTGCTTGTACTGCTTGCCCATAGCCGTGATTGCAGCCTGCAACGTGCTAGACGCAAGTGCGCTGCCCGTAGTCAACAGGTTGTTGTGATCGGCATGGAACAGGGCCACGCTATCGCGCATGGAAGCATTCGCCAGCAACGTAGCGTATACAAGGTCGGGGCGCAGACGGTTGGCGGCGTTGCCGATTTCCATGATGGTGCGAAGAATCGCGCCAAGGTCATCATTGGCAATCGTGATTTCGTCCACTTGGAATTGCTTGGCGTAGCGCACAACCTGATAGCTTTCCTTGCCGTCGCCCATGCTGGCATGGTCAGCCGTGCCACCTTCAGGGGTGGGGGAAAGCGTGGGCACCTTGTCGAGTGCGCCACGGTCCACAGTGCGGTAGTCCGCCACATCGGTGTCAAACGTCAAGCCAACAGTGGAATCTTCCGCCTCATCGAACGCCTGCATAAGCATACGGTCAACCACCACACCCAACACGTTGTTGAACGAGGTGCTGGAGAACGCCTGCTGTACGCGGGCTTCGCGGCCAATCTCAGGCTGCATACGGTCAAGGCGGATGCACTGTTCCGCGAGGTCCAGCAAGCCCATACCGTTGAAGCGGCCCGCAGCGTCCGCCACGCGCTCGCGCTCTGCACGCTGAGAAACCGTAGCGCGGGGGTCAACGTAGGCAACGCCCGCGCTCTGGCACACAGCCGCAGCGAACACGTTTGCATCGGTCGGGGTATTACCCGCGCCCGTGTTGATGTTCGGCGCAACCGGCGCAGTGCGGCTGGCGCGAACGCTGGCAAGGAACAGGCCATTAGCCTGTTCCACAGTCAATGCGCCGTCAATGGCACGCTGCAACACATCGGCGGGGATATCCGGTCCCGCAGCCTGCCGGATAGCGGCAACCCGCGCACGTTCCGCAGCCACCGCATTGCGGCGAATGGCGGCAACGTCTACGCGCTTGGGCGCAGACTGTTCAACCGGAAGCGGCTCGGTTGCCGGTTCCGTTTCGGGGGCAGGGGTTTCCTCCGGCTCTTCGCCGGGGTCTGCCGCCTGCAACTGGGCCACAGCGGTATCAAACGCCGCAGCCTGTTCAACCGTCAATGCCGCACGCGCCTGCAATACCGCAGCCGCATCGGCATCGGGGGCCACTAGCCCCATCTGCACAAGTACACTCTTAGTCCAGTCCATTTTGCTAACACTCCTATTGTTCCTGTTTGCCGCTGCTTGCCGCGCCGCTATACGGGCGTTATCATCGGCTCCAAACACCACTAGACTCACTTCGATAGGCTTCCACGCGGTATTGATACGCAATGCCCGCGTGCCAGCCGTATACGTTTTTCCTTCAACCGTGGCAGTCTCGCCCGGTTCAATCGTTTGGGATGCAATCAACTGCGCACCAATACTCACGCGGCTAATATGGCCCTCTTTAACCCGTATCCATTTGCTTTCGGTTTCGGAGTCTGAAGAGAATTCCAGCCGCCCTCTAAGGGCCATTTCGACAACCCGCAAATTAACCACGCTGCCAAGCACTGAATCAGTGGTGTAGCTTTCATGGTCACTGATAAGTGAAACCTTATCCACGGGTTGATACCCGCTCATAAGGAAGATGTTGTCGATGTACTCCATACGCACATAGTCAAAAACCACGCTAGGAGTAGAGCTTTCAGTGACAATCACAGCCTCAACGCTACGGGTCTCAACAGAAATACTTTCGCGCTGCAAGACAATGCTCATAGTCACATCGGCCATTACGGGCTTGCTGTGTTGCTCGATAATGTTAATCATCTTCTTTGCCCTTCTTTGGTGCATCATCGCCGTCATCTTCCGGTATCTGTTCGGCTGGCACCGTGCTACGCAGGAACGGATGCACGCCGCCCATGCTTTCAACTTGCTCTATTTCCGCCTGCAACTCGGATACCAATTGGTCGTAATCAATGCCGCGCTCTGCGCAAGCACGGTGAAGCGTGGTAAGCCCATTCTCCAATTCCGTAGCCTGCCCATTGGCTTCTTTTTGCGGGTCAACATTGGGTTTCTTAGACCATACCCATTGGACTTTCATATCCTTGGGGCGGGGTCCAATAAGCCCCATATTCACGCACTCAGCAAAGAAGCGGGCGAAGATAACGTTGAGAATCTTGCGCTCTATCTTGCCCCGGTCGAACATAAGGCTTTGCTCATATTCGCCGTCTGTCCAGCGCATCGAGGAGTAGTTGTACCCCGCGCTATCCGCCTTGATATTGAGCAAGGGGATATTCCGCGCACGGCCAATCTCGCGGAGTCTTTCATCACGATATTCAACGTGATTCACGCCGGGTTGTTCCGGCTTCAATTGCTTGATTGAATAACCAACTGGCGCAGCCGTCATGCTGCCGGTCTTGATTTCCCACTTAGTCCAAGTGCTCAGGTCCACCGGTTCCGGGCTAAATTCGCCGCCGTTGTTTGGGGATTCCAGCACAGCACCGCCAAGCGTGGCGGCAATCTTCATAGACTCCAGCACATGCTTGTCTAGGTCGCGCAGGTCTGTAATCGTCTGCAATGCGCACGCCGCCAAAGGCGCACCGCGCAACTGGCCCGGCTCCGCAGGCTCATAGTAGTGCAGCATGTCCGCAGCGGGGATTGCCGTGGTGGCAAAACTAAGGGCATCGTCTATCGGGTCGCCAACGTGGTAGCGAATTACGCGCCCAGTAGCATCAATCTCAACACCCTCTTGCATATACGGGTCCAGCCCGCCAACGCCGGGATTCTTCACCCGGTTAGGGTGAACGCTCTTTAAGCGCAGGCTGGGCAAGTCAATCGGCACCATAGGGTTGGCCGTTACGTATTGCTCAAAGATATCGCCATGATTCCACAAAAGCGGCCCAAGCCACATGCGCAACTTATCGGGGCCATGCTCGCGCCCTTCAAAGTCGCAATACTCGTTCCACCACCGGCCCCAGATGGATTCCAGCTTGTTGGCATAATCGGTTTCTTGCGTTACAACACGCACCTGCGGCCCCGCCTGCCCAACCATGCGGGCGGCGTAGGAATTAACCACACCCTGCAATACCGGGTTATTGCGGTATTCCAATTCGATACGCGGGGTAAGCACGGGGCGTTCCGCTTCCAGCGCAGCATTCATGCTTTCGCCGGTCGCGCCCACGTAGCTTGCAGAGTTGATGCGATTGGTAAGCGAGCCAAACCAGCCGGTCAGGTTCGCAACCGCCTTGCCGATATATCCTTGATTACGGGACGTAGCCATGTATGCCCCCGTACTTTATTGGCGTGGTGGTGAGTTGAGAACCAGCGGCACCCGCAACGCGGCGAGCTTCCCGGTTGACTTGTTCAATCAACTCGTTGACGGCTCGCCGGTCATACTTCAGTTCCGCTTCACCGTGGCGGGTATCCGGTCGTGTGGCAATACCGGCAGACGCAGCAATGAGTTTTGCCCGTGCCGCTGCCCAGTTGCCGTCCGACATGAAAGTTACGGCGGCATCTACTAGCGTGTTAATTTCAGTTACCGTCAAAATAAAAGCCCGCCAAGTTGTTAAACTTATGCGGGATTAGACAACGATATCGCTAGTGTGTCAACACATTACATAACACGTCGTGTTATCTCAACACTTAGAAAGGTTTCACCACACCGGCATTTATGTTGCCGGATACGCCGCCCACCTTCCGGCGCAGGGCTAGACTTGACGCGCACATTCTTTGCTCCGCACCGGGGGCAAGCCGCCCCAAACACTTGTGGCACTGGCGGCACGTAAACCACATACTTAGACGGCGGGATAAAATCAGCACCGCAAAAGTTGCAATGGCATCCACCATCAACGATGGTCACATCATTGGATTCGCAGCTTGTGCAACGGATGATCTTTTTACCCATGCCGCGTCATTCCTATGTAGCACGCCAACCGCGAGAGCGTGTATGCATCGAAATAGTGATTTTCCCGCCTCACCCGTTCCCAATAAACAACAGGGGCTTTACCTACCTTGAATTCCTCTACCTTCTTTTCTGCCGTGATATGGTTGGCAAACCGGGCGTGCTCGCGCTCATTGGCAACAGGGAACAGCACCACGCTGCCAGCTTCGCCAATGTCAAGGCTAAGGCTTTCCGCGCTATCCGTTTTCCATGCGTCTGCATCAAACTTCAGCATGTAGGGAGAATTAGGACCGCGTTGCGCGATTTCCTCATGGCACCATCGACCAATGAATGGATTGCGCCTAGACTCGCGCATACTCTTGGGCTTGCTATACATGGCGTTGCCGTATCGCTCGCTTGCGCCAAAGCCCTTGCTGGCGTATATCGGCACCCCCTTGCGCTTCCATTTGTTGACAACGTCGAGTACATCATCTGTCCAGTTGCCCGCGTCAATCAAAAGCGCACCAAGCTGCATGGTATGCCCGGACTGCGTAACCGTCCCCTGCATGAATACGTCAACGGATTGGTCTATAACCGCCGCTATGCCACGCCGCTCCCCTAAGCTGGCACTCTGCACCTCCAGCACGCCGTAATCGGCCAACACGCCGCCCATAGCATCGTCAAGCCCAGACCCGCAGAAATGCGCGAAGTGCTTGCCCAAGTCAACGCCAACGCCGTAAACGATAGCGGAATCTAGCACTACGCGCCGGGGTAGCTTCCCTTGCCTGTGCATGATCGCGTCTTTGCTTAGGGGCAGGTCATCTTGCTTGGCTTTCTGCGTAGGAATAGCCCACCACCATTGCCGCATGACACGTTCCGCGTTTTCCTCGTTTGGGTCACGGGCGGCTTTCCACTCCGCTACGCCCAAGTCCCCCATCGTCTTGAACATGTTATCTACCGCACTCACGCGAAAGCCTAGCGTTTCAGTCTCTTTGGCTTCGCCGGTTACGTTGCCGCCGCCGTCAATCAACTGCCCCGCGTGAACGAGTACCGAGTATTTCGCCGCCTCTTTACGCTCTGCGTCTGTCCAAGGGCTTTTACATTCGTAGCAGACAAAATGCGACAACGCACGCGCCCGTACTATCGTTCCTGCATCCTGCCAGCCAACCAAATCATCGCGCCCAAGGCTTACGTACTGCTCACAGTGTGGGCAGGGCATCGCTAACCGGGATTCTGTCCCCGCGCTGTACTCGCGCCAGCTTCGCCCATCCTCATCCGTAAGCGTACACTCGAAAGTCACGTAGGGCTTTACCCCAAAGGCATCGCCAAACGCCCCCACGCGGCCCTCTAATTGGCTCAACTTGTCGGCTTCGCGGCTTGTCGCCCCCGCTGAATCGAATCCGTCTATCTCTGTCACGTTCAAGATTCTGGTAGTGAAGCCCGCCCTAGACTTATCGCCGCCGCCACCTGTCATAAAGCGCAGCACAGCCCCGTTGCGAAACTTAATCATGTCCTTCACGCGCCCGCCTCCGCTGCCAGCACCCGCCGTGGGCAGCAAATCCGCGTACTCGCTCGACCTAATCATGGGTAGCAGGTCAACTTCCCACTTGTCATTCACCATCGCCAAGTCAGGAACACCGCAAAGTGTGGTTTCCTTCAACTCAAACAGGCTGTAAAGCGTTGGGATACCAAAGGCGTTGAACGTCTTACCGCATTGTTGGGGGCCAATGAATACGCGCCGGTAGTATTCATCTTTGCAAAGCTGTTCAAGCCATATCCGCGAGAATGGCTGTGTGTCAGGGTCATACGATTGATTAGCAAATGGCCCGTCTGGTATGCGCAACGTGTCCCTTGCCCATTCCAGCATATCCCGTATCTGCCGTGGCCTAGCAGCTTGCAGGAATTCCACCCAATCCGCCGTAGCGGGCTGGATAAATGGACTACTCGCCATTGTCATCATCCTCAACCGTGGCACGCCGCTTGATATTCTTGACCGTCTCCGCCGCTTGTGCTTTCTTTTCTTGCGCCATGCGGTATTCTTCCTCCGCTTCGCGCTGGGCCTCCGCTATCAATTCGCCTATCGTATCGTCCAGCACCTTGGCGGCGTTGTTACCAAAGCCACGGCGCAGGATATCGGCACCATCGCGCAGCCGCCCGGCCAACTGCATCAACTTCCCGCGCACATCTTCACGCGATACCAGCCGCCCGGACTCTTGCCCGTGCTTCAATTTCTCGCGTTCCATCTTCCAGTAGATAAGCTGATCGCGCACACCGGTATTGTCTAGGTATGCCGCCACCAAATCAGGGTCGCGTTGCTCTTCCGGGGTTAAACCAGCCAGAACATCGCCGCCCGTGTTCCGGGATGCGCGGTACTGAATCAAGGCTGGCAGGTCATACGTGCCATTCTCGTTGCGCGGAACCCCCACCCATTCCCGAACCGCCCGCGCCGTCACACCAAACAGCGTGGCTACTTGGGCTTGCGAGATTGCCCGGTAATCGTCGATACCATATTCCGCCTTAGCCGGGGGTCTGCCTATGCGTTTTGTCGTTGCTGGGGCTTTAGGTCTACTCATCCGGCCTCACAAAGCACCGCAAAGGCTTGCGCAATGCTATCTGCAATAGTGCCGCGTGTCGCCATGATTCCGGCGCAGACTCCGCACGTTCCCAATTTTGCACGGTAATCCTAGATACCCCACAGCACGCCGCAAGCTGTGATTGCGTCATTTTAAGCCGCTTTCGGCACTCTTTTACGCGCTGCCCAAATGTCATATGATTACCTTATCACAAGCAAAGGTGGATTATCAATACCTAACATTGCGTGTTAGCTAGTCGCTGTAAGTGCTTGGGAAGGAACGACATAAAAGCCGTTTGCACAAAAATCCCGATAGATGTTCTCTTTCTCC